CGTCTAGCTCCAGGATTGCCAGAAAAGCAATAAATGGCCAATAACAAGCCAAAACTTGGCAGAATGGGCGGCGAAGTCGTCAACAAGGCGGAGCTTTGCCGCCTCTTCGGTGTTGAGCCCGCGACGGTTGACGGCTGGGTCCGCAAGGGCTGCCCCTTCGTCTCCAAGCCCAAGACATCCGGGCGGGGCGGTGACGGGTGGAAGTTCAATACCGCCGACGTGGCCCGCTGGCGTGCGGCTGGCGCGGTTGATTCAGCCGATGCCGACAGCCTGGACGCCGTGAAAAAGCGCAAGTTGGAGGCCGAAGCCAAGAAGGCGGAGCTTGACCTTGCCGAACGGCAGGGCGAATTGGTAGCCGTGGCAACGGTCGAGGACCGCGTTGGGCGGATGATCCGCCGCTTCCGCGACCGGATCCTGTCCCTTCCGTCCGCGTTGGCCCGTGAAGTCTTCGCCTCGCCGGACCTGCCAGGCGTGGAGCGCCTGCTACGCGACCGCTGCAACGAGGCACTCGAGGAGCTAGGCCATGCTGGCTGAAGCCGCCATTGAGGCCGCCGCCCCGGCGTTGGACGCCGCGCTTGGCCGTGCCCTGGCGCTGGTCCTGCCGCCGCCATCCCTGACGGTGAGTGAGTGGGCCGACGCCAACCGCATGCTCTCCGGTGAATCGAGCGCGGAGCCGGGCCGCTGGCGGACGGACAAAGCCCCATACCAGCGTGGCATTTTGGACGCCTTCAACGATCCATCGGTTGATGAGGTTGTGGTAATGAGTTCGGCCCAGGTGGGCAAGACGGAAATCCTCAACAACGTCGTTGGCTACTTCTTGGATCAAGACCCATGCCCCGTCCTGGTCCTGCAACCGACGCTGGACATGGCCGAGGCTTGGAGCCGTGACCGGCTGGCCCCGATGATCCGTGACACGGCCTGCCTTGCCGCCCGCGTGGCCGATCCCAAGAGCCGCGACTCCGGCAACACCATGCTGCATAAGAGCTTCCCCGGCGGCAATCTGGATATCGTCGGGGCCAACTCCCCGGCGTCATTGGCCAGCCGCCCGAAGCGCATCCTACTCTGTGATGAGCCCGACCGCTATCCGGTCAGCGCGGGCGCCGAGGGCGATCCTATCAGCCTGGCCCGCAAGCGGACGGCCACATACTGGAATCGGAAAGTGGGGATGTTTTCCACACCGACAATCAAGGGCGCATCCCGCATCGAGTCCGCCTTTGAAGGAAGTGACCAGCGCCGATACTTCGTGCCTTGCACCGGATGCGGCTGTGAGCAGACCATGCGTTGGGAGAATGTGCATTGGGACAAGGCCGACGATGGGCGGCATCAGCCCGACACGGCGCGGCTGGAGTGTGAGCAATGCGGCAAGCACCTTGGAGACGCGGACAAGGCGCGGATGCTGCCGCGCGGACACTGGCAGGCGACGGCGGAATTTCACGGCGTGGCAGGCTTCCACCTGAATGAGCTCTACTCCCCGTGGGTGCCGCTGTCCAAGATCGTGCGCGAGTTCCTTGATGCCAAGCGGATGCCGGAGACTCACAAGACATGGATCAACACCGCCCTTGGGGAAACATGGGAGGACGATGGCGAACAACTGGAGGAGGAGTTCCTGCTGGCCCGTCGCCAGCCTTATGCGGCTGATCCTCTGCCTGACGGCGTGGCGGTCCTCACCGCTGGCGTTGACGTGCAGGATGACCGGATCGAGTTGGAGGTGGCAGGCTGGGGGCGCGGGCAGGAACGTTGGAGCATTGACTACCGCGTCCTCAATGGTGACCCCGCCCGCCCCGAAGTCTGGCTGGCGCTGGATGATATTCTCTCTGGGACGTGGACCGCCCCGTCGGGCTTGCCCGTGCGGATCGCTTCCGTCTGCATTGACACCGGCGGACACCGCACGCAGGAGGTCTATAAATACTGCAAGCCGCGCTACCGGTCCCGCGTATTCGCCATCAAGGGAATGCCGGGCTCTGGCCGGCCGATTGTGAGCCGCCCGACCAAGAACAACCGCCTCAACGTGCCGCTGTTTTCCATCGGCGTTGACACGGCCAAGGAATTGATAGTGGCCCGCCTTCGCATCACAGAGGCGGGGCCGGGGTATTACCATTTCCCGGCGCGTTACCCTGATGAATACTTCGCCCAATTGACCGCCGAGAAGCGGGCCGTCCGCTACGTGAAGGGGCATCCCGTGGTCCAGTGGATCAAGACGCGGGCGCGGAATGAAGCCCTTGACTGCGCCGTCTATTCGTTGGCGGCGCTCGAATTGCTCAACGCCAACCTTGACCGGCTGGCCGACCGCATGGACGCGGCGGAGAAACCGGAGCCCGCGCCGGAGCCGGTCAAGCCGGACGGCTTTGATCTTGTCATGCCAGCGCCGAAGCCCGCGCCTTCGCGGCAATCTTCGCGCCCAATCAAGAGGCCGCTCTGGTGAGTTCCCCTGAATACCAGAACGTGGTGATCCTGCCTGATGAGATTGTCATGGGCAGCCGCCTCTATCAAGAGGTGGAATTGCCCGACTACCCGGCGGCGACGTGGACACTTAGCGTCGCCATCGTGACCACCACGGCCCGCATTGCCATCACCGGGGCCCCGTTGGCGGGCAACGCCTACGTTCTAGACGTGGCCGCAACCGTGACCGCTGCCGCCCCCTACGTGGCTGGCACCTTTGAGTGGCAAGCCTATGTGACCGCCGGGGCCGACCGCCGGACGGTTGGGCGCGGGTCTGTTAAGATTCTGGCGGACTTCGCAACGCAGACCGCCGGTCTGGACACCCGGAGCGACATTAAGAAAATGCTGGACGCGATCAGCCTGGTTCTGGTCGGCAAGGCGTCCAAGGATGTGCAGGAATATCAAATCAACGGACGGTCCCTCACGTCCTACACCTTCACGGAATTACGCGAAATGCTTGAATACCTGAAGGCGGAATACAAGGCGGAGCAGGAAGCGTTGGGCATCCTGACGGGCAAGCAATCCAAACGGATTGTCCGCTACCAGTTCGGGGTGCCGTCGTGAGCTGGTGGGGCCGCATCCTGGGCCGCAAGGAAAAGCCCAAGGCATTGCCCGCAGCGCGGATGGTTCGCGGCTACGCTGGCGCACAGAACAACCGCCTGACCGCCGACTGGCGGGCGACGGACCTGAGCGCTGACGGCGAGATCAAAGTGGCGTTGCAAGTGCTACGCGCCCGCGCCCGTGACCTGGTCCTCAACAATGACTACGCCCGCCGATTCATCAAATTGGTAGGCGTCAACATCGTCGGCCCCAACGGAATTGTCCTGCAATCCAAGGCGGTCCTGCCCAACGGCGAGCCGGACGTTGAGGCCCGCCGTATTATCGAGGCCGCATGGTGGGAGTGGAGCGCGAAGGCCAATGCCAGCGCGGATGGCCGCCGGGCATGGCGCGACATTCAACGGCTGGCCGTCCAGACCGTGGCCCGTGACGGCGAGGCGATTATCCGCAAGGTCCACAAGGCGGGCAATCCGTTCCGCTTCACCTTGCAAATGATCGAGCCTGACCTGCTGGACCACCGCCTCAATCAGCCGCTGACCGGCGGCAACACCATCCGCATGGGCATTGAATACGACCAGTGGGGCGCACCTGTGGCCTATCACTTCGCCACGTCCAGCGCGTCGGATGCGGTCACGTTCTCCGGCAAGGCGACCATGCGCGTGCCTGCTTCCGAGATCATTCACCTTTACATCGAGGAGCGCGTTGGGCAATCTCGCGGCGTGACGTGGCTGCATTCCGCTATGGCGCGAATGCGGATGACCTTGGGCTATGAGCACGCGGAGCTTGTCGCCGCCCGTGTGTCCGCCGAAAAGATGGGATTCCTGACCACTGAAAAGGACAACGACGTCCAATACGAGGGCGACGAAAAAGACTCCGAAGGCCGCCCCATTTCACAGGTGGAGGCTGGCACCGTCGAAGTCCTGCCGCCCGGCATGAAGTTTGAGAGCTTTGATCCTACGCATCCGGCGGGCAACTTCGGCCCGTTCGTGAAGGCCAACCTTCGCGGGATCGCGTCCGGGTTGGGCGTCTCCTACAACACACTGGCCAACGATCTTGAGGGGGTCAACTACTCCTCTATTCGTGCCGGGCTGTTGGAAGAGCGCGATCTTTGGATGGAATTGCAGGAGTGGCTTATTGAGCACCTGTGCAGAGAGGTCTATGCAGAGTGGCTGCCGATGGCCATTGTCACGGGGCAGATACCCTTCGGCATGACGGACCTGCCGCGCATCAAGGATGCGGAATGGCAGGCCCGGCGTTGGGCGTGGGTTGACCCAATGAAAGACACGCTCGCCAACATCGAGGCGGTAAACGCGGGCTTCAAGAGCCGGAGCATGGTGATCCGCGAGGCGGGCAACGATCCCGACACGGTTTACGAGGAGCTGGCGACGGACAAAGAAAAGACTGACGGCCTGCTGGATGAATCCGGCGGGGCCGATGAAACACAAACGGAGACGGACGATGGACAAGAAGAAGCCTCTGGACTCAAAGCTGTATCGTGACTTCGACATCGAGTTGGACGGTGAGCGAAAGGCCGCCGTGGATGTCGAGGCGCGGACGGTGCGCGTCGCCTTCTCAAGCGAGGCCCCTGTCACCCGCGTGGACTGGGAGACATGGAAGCCGTACCATGAAGTGCTCGACCACTCCGGCAAGTCGGCCCGCATGAAGCGGATTCGCAGCGGTGCGCCGGTACTGCTCAATCACAATTCAGACCAGCAGATAGGCGTGGTCGAGAACGCCACGATTGACGACGACCGCGTCGGGCGGGCGACGTTGCGCTTTTCAAATAGCGCGTTGGGCGAGGAGATTTTCCGAGACATCCAGGACGGCATCCGCCGCAAGATCAGCTTCGGCTATCTGGTCCACAAGCTCAAGACGGAGAGCGAAGAGGAAGGCAAGATGTCGGTCAAGCGGGCGACTGACTGGGAGCCGTTTGAGATTTCCAGCGTGCCGATGCCCGCCGACGACTCCGTTGGCGTTGGCCGTGCGATGGATGATGACACCATGAAACCCGCCTCGGTTGTCGAGGCGACTGACGACAAACCGCAACGAAAGGAAAGCAAGATGGACGGACAGGTCACGTCGGTCGCGGCCCCGACCGAGGAAGAGAAACGGGCCACGCTGGATAATGTGCGGAGCCTTGAGACGGCCCGCATCCGGGAGATTGAGGCGTTGGGCAAGAAGTTCCTCTGTGCCGACAAGGCCACGGCGGCCATCAGCAATGGCACGTCCGTTGCGGAGTTCCGCAAGCAGGTGCTTGACGGCATCCCGGAGGACAAGGCGGTCCCTTTCAAGGCCGTCAGCGAGGACGCCCGCGCCGGAATGGGCAAGGCGGACGTGGAGAAGTATTCCATCCTCCGCGCCATCCGGGCTCAGATTCCGGGCAGCGAGGAGTCCAAGGGCTGCTTCGAGCGCGAAGTGAGCGACACGCTGGGCAAGAAGTTCGAGCGCACCGCGCAGGGCCTATTCATCCCGGCGGAGTTCTTCTCGCGCATGGCCGCCCGCGCAATGGCCATGAAGCGTGACCTGACCGTCGGCACCAATGCGGACGGCGGATTCACCGTGGCCACGGACATGCTTGGCCTGATCGAGCTGCTCCGCAACCGCATGATGGTGCAGCGCTTGGGCGCGACCATCCTCGACGGCCTGGTCGGCAGCATCGCCATCCCCCGTGCGTCGGCGGCCGGCACGGCCTACTGGGTGGCGGAGAACGGCTCCGTCACTGAGAGCCAGCAGACATTCCAGCAGGTCACGATGAGCCCCAAGACGGTTGGCGCTTACACCGAGATCGCCCGCAAGTTGATCCTTCAGTCGAGCATCGGGATTGAGCAGTTCGTCACCGACGACCTGTCCCGCATCATCGCGCTGGCGATTGACCTTGCGGCCCTTCACGGCACGGGTGCCAGCAACCAGCCGACGGGCATCGCGGCCACGGCTGGCATCGGATCGGTCGTTGGCGGCACGAACGGCGCGGCCCCGACGTGGGACCACATCGTGGACCTGGAGACGCAGGTGGCGATTGACAACGCGGACATCGGCGCGCTGGCCTACCTGTCCAACGCGAAGGTGCGCGGCAAGCTGAAGCGGACCGTGAAGTTCTCCTCGACTGGCATCCCGGTCTGGGATGACGGCAACGAGCCGGGCGTCGGGATGATGAACGGCTACGGGGCCTTCGCGTCCAACCAGGTGTCCTCGACGCTGGACAAGGGCACGAGCACGGGCGTCTGCTCCGCGATCTTCTTCGGCAATTGGCGCGACCTGCTCATTGGCGGCTGGGGCGCACTGGACCTGCTGGTTGACCCCTACACCAACTCGGCGACGGGTGCGGTCCGCATCCGGGCGTTGCAGTCGGTTGACATTGCGGTCCGCCACCCGGAGAGCTTCGCGGCCATGCTGGATGCGCTGACCGTCTAAGACGGCGGCAGCTGACGGTAAACCGATGGCGGGGGTGCCCGTGGCCCCCGCTATCAAAACGAAACCCAAGCGAGGAGACAGACCATGCCCTTTGTAAGAATCATCAAGCAGACCTTTGTTGGCGGCAAGCCCGCGTTTCCGGGCGAGGTGTTGGAGGTGTCGGAGACCGACGCCAACAACCTAATCCCCAACAAGGGCACGGCGGCCACGGCTGGCGAGTTCAAGGCCGCGACGGCCAAGGCCGCGCCGACTGGCGGCGGAAAGTAAAAGCGGATGTTTCAGGGGCTGACCGGCGAAGATTTGACCGTGTTTTTCAGCACGGCGGAATTTGCCGTGTCGGCCACCTGGCGCTCTACCACCATCATTGGGATTCTGGACCGGGAGTTCTACCCGGCCAACGCCATTGAGGGTGGAGTCGAATTGAGACAGCCGCGATTTATGATGCGAGAGTCCGACATCCCGGCGGCTGGTGTCCATCTTGACACCGTTGTCATATCTGGCAAGTCATACAAGATTTCCGGAATTGAACGAGACGGCACCGGGCTGGTCGTGTTGACGCTGAGGAATGCATGATGCCAGGAATACACCGCGCATCATTGGTTTTCCAACAGGCGGCGACGCTGATTGCCAGCGCGCTCGTTGGGACCTACGGCGCGGACGCAACGGTCGTGCAGGGCTCTATGCTCTACACGAATGGATTGAGCCAGGAGTCCGGCGGCACATTCCGGCAGCCGCCATTTGTCAACGTGATCTATGGACCGGAGGCAATGGTTGAGCCGGAAGTCACACCTTTCATTGACGCCGTGCTGACCATTTTCGTTGACATCGTTTGCATAAAGAAATTGGACGACACGCTCACGGAGATGCGATATATCAGGACGCTGGTGGAGGAGGCCATGATGGATTATGCCGCATGGGCGGCGACAAGGCCTTTTGTGATAATGATTAGGCCGGTGTCCGCAGAAGCGCCGATATTGGATAGCACCGGCGACGCGGTGCTAGAGGTCACAAGAACCACATTTGAGGTCACATACAGACGGACAAGAGGAGCGCCCGCAACATGAAAACACGGATCATCACACCGGACCACCGCGACCCCGTGGCGGAGACTCCGCCGGAGCGCTTGCGGAAAACTTGGCTTACCCGCGAGGGCGGCACTCACATCATGCCAGCCCCCGCCGCACAACCGACAACCGAGGCCGTGAAAGAGGCCGCCGACAAGGAGAATGCCGATGCTGGCGAATCGTGAGACCATAACGGTCAAGCAGGAAGTGACCTATAATACGGACCCCGTGCCGGTTGCGGGCGACGCCGTGCTGGTCATCAATCCATCGTGGGCGCATGAGGGCTTGCGGATGAACGCACGCGAGGCGGTGCGCCATTCGTTGGGCCAGCTCCAACAGGTCTATGGCGGAACGCTCATGGCCTTCGAATGCGAATTGAAGGGCTCCGGCACCGCTGGCACGGCCCCGGAGATTGGCACGTTGCTGAAGTCCTGCGGCATGGCGGAGACGGTTGTGCCCGCGACTTCCGTTGCCTACAAGCCCGCGTCAACGTCCATCCCGTCCTGCACGCTCTATTACTACCAGGACGGATTGCGGCACATCCTGACCGGCTGCCGTGGCACCGTGTCCTTTGACCTGAAGGCCGGAGCCTTCGGGCGCGCGAAGTTCAAGATGACCGGCCATACGTCCGCTGTCACTGACACGGCACTGCTCACCGGAACCTACGACGCCACGATCCCGCCGGTGTTCATCGGCGCGGGCGTTGACGTTGGTGGCTACGGCCCGTGCATCGAGTCGCTGGCCATTGACCTTGGCAACGTAGTTGCCATGCCGCCATGCGCCAATCAGTCGGACGGCTACGGCGAAATCCAAATCACCGGGCGTGACGTGTCGGGCTCGATCAACCCGGAGATGGTGTTGGTCGCCACCAAGGACTGGGAGAATGAGTTCCGGTCCGGCACGGCCCAGGCTTTGACCACGGGCGTCATTGGGGTGACGGCTGGCAACCGTTGGAAGTTCGACCTTCCGGCCATTGCCATGCGCGAGGTCGGGCCTGGCGACCGCGAGAAAATCCGCATCTATGAAATCGGGTTCGGTGCCGCCGAGTCGTCGGGCGACGATGAGGTCACGCTGACCTTCACCTGATCCAGAAACGGCAAGGAGGAAGCCAATGCTGAAGACGGACACCGGACTGACGCCATCGTTTTTCCAGCCCAACGCGGAGGCGGATAGCCCGCTTCGCTTCAATCTGAAGCCGCTTACCGGCGAGCAAATGATTGACCTTAGCGAGCACGCCGTGCAGACGCGGGAGGGTGCGATCCTGAAACCGCGCGGCACGATGATGGCGGCGCGCTTCGCGGTCGTCGGATGGGAAAACTGGCACGACGCCAACGGCCAGATCGTTCCATTCACGCCCGCGATGATTGGATTCATCCCGTGGGAGTTCCTGCTTAAGATCGGCAATGAGGTTGTGAGGCGGAACACGATGCCGGAGGAGGACAAAAAAAACTCATAATCGCGGTGGCGGTGGCCATGAACCACGCTAAGTTTGACTGCAACAACTGTCCGTGGGGCCGCCACTGCGATTCGGATTATCAATGGCCTGGAAGTGTCGGGCCTTTCGATTATGACAAGTGGGAGGTGAAAGGCGTTGGATACTTTAGAACCTGCCTCCTGCCGATGGTCACAAGGAAGTCTAGCGAAATGATCCGGGCACACACGCACTATGAAAAAGGATTCCTGCCACGGGCTGGCGGCATCCTTGACCAGCCCGCCCTCTTCGGCGAGGCCATGCGCGTGATTGATCTCGCCCGCCCGCAATTCATGGACAATGGCCGTGGCTGACGCGACATTCAACATCACGGCGGTCAACCGTTTCTCCAATGCATTCACTGAGGCCAAGGGGGAATTGGGTAAGGTGCAGGGTGCGCTCGGCGCGTTGGCGGCGGCGGCTGGCGCGTTCGCGGCGGTCAACGTTTTCACCGGCCTGGTAAAGGAATCCTTCGGCGCGATTGACGCGCTGGCCAAGACTTCCGACAAGCTGGGGATTGCAACCGAGGCGCTGACCGGGCTGCAACACGCGGCCAACCTGGCGGGCGTGGAGAATGAGGCGTTGGAGTCTTCGCTGGTCAAGATGGCCAAGGGCATATCCGAGGCGGCCATTGGCAGCGGCGCGGCCAAGGATGCGATCGCGGAGCTTGGCCTGTCCGCCCGCGAGCTGGTCAACATGCGGGCCGATGAACAGGTGGCCGTTCTGGCCGATGCGCTGGCCGGGGTGGAGAATCCCGCCGACCGGGCGCGGCTGACGCTAGACCTCTTTGGCAAGTCCGGTGCCCAAATGATCCCCATGCTCCAAAACGGGAGCGAGGCCATCCGGGAGCAGATCAAGGAAGCGGAGCAGTTGGGGCTCACCCTGTCCCGCGTGGATGCGGCTGCGGTGGAGGGTGCCAATGACCAGTTCACCCGGTTGCAGGGCGCGGTCACAGGGGCGGCCAACGCCTTTGCCGTGGCCTTCGCGCCGCAGGCCGAGGCGTTCCTGAAGTGGCTGACGGACTCGGCCAGCGAGGGCGGCAAGGCGCGTTCTGCCATGACGGACTTCGGCGAGACGGCGGGCAAGATGCTTGGTCTCGTTGCGGATGCGACGGTCGGCGTTGAATTCGCATGGGTCGGGCTGGAGAAGACGGTAAACGCGGTCACTGGCGTCATTGTGTTGGCGTCCGCCGGGATGGCAACGGCCCTCTCCAAGGTCACATTTGGCGACGTTTCAAGTGAATTTGCCGCGAGCGCCGAGGAGTTGACGGACATGGCCGTCGCCCTGGATGAGGAGGCCGCATCCCTCACCGCCAAATTGACCGCGCTGGAAAACGCCCCGTTGCCTTCAATCAAGATCGCCGCATCACTGGCTGACATTAAGACCCGGCTTGCCGAAGTCGGCACAAAGGCCGGGGAGGCTTTCGGGGAATCAGTCGCAACGGGCGCGGTCAAGAAGATCAAGGAAGTCAACATGGACCCGGTTTACTCCGCGTTAGCGGGGGACCGGGAGAAAATCGCGCTGGCCTTCGACGACCGCCGCGAGACCATCAATCAGGCTTTCACCCAGCATCAGATAGACCAGACGGAATTCCAGAATCTGAGCCGCGAGAATTACGCGGCCTACGTGGCGGACCTCGCCGCGCTCGATGCCAAGCGGGTGGAGGATATTCAAAAGACCGGAGAGGCACAGACCTCCGCCGCGTTGGACGCGATGGCGAAGAAGAATGAGGCCGCCAACGCCCAACGGGAAGCCGACGCCGCTGGCGAGTTCGGCCTTTCCGATGCGTTGGGACTGGACTTCGGCGGCGGCGAGGATGCGCTGGAAGCCGAAATGGAAGCGGCCCGCAACGAGGCCGAGCAGAAACAGATGGTGCTCGATGAGGCGCATGCGCTGGGGCTGGTGTCAGAGCAGTTCTATAGCGACCAGAGGCTGGCCATTGTCAACGCCTATACCCAACAGGCGGCTGGCATTGAGCGCCAACAGAACGAGAAGCGCAAGGCCGATATGCAGACCTCGCTCAAGAATGCGAAGGATGGGTTTACCGCATTCTTGGAAATGGCGGGCAAGCATAACCGCTCCGCTTTCAACGCCCTGAAGGCCGTCAGAATAACAGAGGCGATAGTCAACAC